TTTTCAACCAGAGCACAAAGCTATCATTCAAACTATATTTTTTTATATCTTCAATGTAAAAATGCAACGAAAAGGCGGAAATCCTTATGCGTACAACCCCGTCGTATCCCCAACCGTTGTTCGAGCAAATCCGCCGGTTACAAGATCAACCACTCGCAAGCCATGTGAATCGTTACCAATGGGGTGCGGCACCCCCTCCAAAAAGACGACGGCTGCCAAAAAGCCTACAACTAAGACTACCACTACTAAGCCTCCTACTAAGCCTCCTACCACTGCACAAATATTGCAGGTAGAACTTCAAGAAAGCCAGAAAGCACTGAAAGAATTACAGCTAACTTTGGACGCAGAAAAATCCGCCCGTCAAAAATCTGAAGCTGCTCGTAAAGATTGTGAAGAAGCACGTTCGAAATGCGAGTCAAAAAGTCAATCATCTGCTCCATTTAATCTTAACACAAGATCGGATCTCGCTCACACAAGGCAGACGACCGGCGTACAGTTTGGAGGCAAAAAGGCAGTAGAAGAGATGTTAAAGCAAGAGAGATCCGCTTGCGGATTCAGGAAACAGTTGTCTTCATCGTGCAAAGAATGCATATATAGTGTATTGAAGGACCGCGACGAGAATTCATGCAGGAAAGAGTTACGAAAGCTACTGAAAAAGATGAACTCGTGTCAAATGAAACGAATCGATAGATCAACCACAATTGACTTGCTTACGTTATGAGTTTCAGTCTATGCAGTCAACATCGGTGAATAGACATTTTGGGACACGTTTCTTAACTTCCTTTTTCCCAATTTCTTGATCATACAGTGCTTTATTCTCTCTGTAGTCCACAATTTTATTCCATACTTTGCCGAGCTCAGTTATTTTTTCTTTGAAAAAATCTTTGTCTCTGAACACCTTCTGAACGTTGAACGAATCTAACCGATAGTAGAAGACATCAAAATCGACTTCCTCTCCGTACTTTTCATTTAAATTCAATATTTTTTCTTTAAGCCATGCTTTCAACACTTTTTTTGAAGAATTATCGCTGTAAATATATTCCGACGCTCTGTTATCCTTGATTATGATGCCCTTTTCACATCCTGATTTGGAAAAGGTTCGAGATTTATTCCAATCCTGGTCAAAGTCAACATCATCGAGATATTCATGAAAAGCACATTCCAGAAAGTCGCACTCATCTAGATCACAAACTTCCATTTGACCTTGCATTTGGTAATAGTATTGATCTACAATTTTTCCGTCGATTCGACGTTTAAAAGGGCATTTTATTTCTAACATTACCCCTTGTGCAGTAATTCCATCAGGTGATGCACCGTAAAAGGGAATCGTGGGGTGCTTTAACAATCCAAACTCGTGAACTTGAGTATTCAGGCGTTTTTCGTACACCGCAGTCGCTACAGGCTCGTATCTAACGCCCCATTCTAATGAAGGAATAAACGAAGGGAATTCAACAACTTCATATCCTGATTTCTTCACAAAAAAATCGCGCACATTCCCAAATTTTCCTACACCCAGTGCTTGTCCATGATCAGATGATGTAATCAAGCCATTTCTAGCTGTGTACCATTCTTTGCTGCGTTGCTCTATTCTTGGTATGCGAAGTAGCTTCTTCAATTTTTTTTTATTTCTTATTATCTTGTTGATTTTTTCAATTATATATTCATCGGAGCAACGATCTTGCAAAAATGGCTGCAGGAGTTGTTTGATTTTTGAAAAGTCTTTGGACTTGATTATCGATTGCAATTCATTTGTTGAATCTAGATTATTCAAAATACTATCGATTACAAAAGGTTCATACATATCCTTGAATATCTTAAGTCCGTTCTCTTTAAATACCTTTCACGTTATGAGGATTCGCCCAACTGGATTTTGTTCCGCAACCGTGCGCTAAATGGGAAACGCAATTTTATAACAGCAATGTAAGGAATGATAACTGTGCAGCTTGTGCGCGATGTTGAAAAACAAATAGTCCAATACATCAATACAAACAACTATGTGGTCGACATTGATGTTAAAATGTTGATAGTCAATGTGTTGGAATCAATGATGATAAATCCCAAATTGACAAGCATAATTAATGATGATGAAAAACTATCAATAAAATTACTCGAAATTCTCAAGAAATACGTGCACAAAGTCAAATTGAACGAGCAGAATGATGAAGAAGCTTTTAAAGCAAACTATGATGAGATGGAAGCATCTAGGAACAAGTTAGATCAAGGGGCCAGACCAATGACTACTCAGAGGAGGATTATACTAGACTCCAGTGCATCCGAGATTATTGGCGGTAGCAGCATGCGATATGCTATCGATGGAGGTGTCCAGATCGCAAAATTCCGTGTACCTTTGATAACAATGAAATCGATAGATAAAATAAATGCTAGCCATGTGTTTGTGCAATGTAGGCAGTTACGGCGTAATACCCACAGAACTCACGCGAAGCATATAGACTGTATTGGCGTGTTTTATTTGCAATCTGTTATTAATCACAATAACGGGGCGTACACCTACACTTTCAAAAGTATTGATGATAATTTCTTGAAAGATTTGAACTTAACATTGTTCGAGCTTGATTTCAAAATACTTTTGGAAGATCGATCCTTTGAACTTGTTAATGTATTTAAACCGTCAAACTCATCACTAAAAGTTGAAGACAGAAGATTTAATATCCAAGGTGATTATGATAATTTTAATTTACAAGCAGGTGATGATATTTTGATCGAAGTTTTGAATGATAAGAATGCAGAAATAATCAAATGTCAGATCAATGAATTAACAGATGCAGGCATGTGCGTAGAACTACCAAATGAAACCAATGATTGTGAGTTAATTGTGAATAATATACATTGCATCGTTAATAGATGTACCATATTCATTGATTACTTCGAGTATTGATACTTATGTTATCGAATGAAGAAGAATTGATATCCCAGAAATTTTATCTCATATTCTATTTAAACGGATATGCAAAGCTTTGAAGGTTACAGTTTTGAGAAAAGCAGAAAAGACATTACATATTTCTTGAACAAAGCTTATCCGAATGGATTAGGTTGTGAAGTTGGGGTTTGCAGAGGGGAATTCAGTAAACATTTACTTGACAATTGGAATTGTAGAGAGCTGTATTTAGTCGACCTATGGGAAGAACATGATGACTACAAGGAGGATTTTCACGATCAAAATGGTAACTTTGAAAAGATGAAAAATAATGTGAAAGACCATGGTGAAAGAGTAAAAGTTTTCAAAGGTTATTCAAATAAAATCGTGAATAATTTTGATGATGAAATATTTGATTTTATATATATTGATGCGAATCATAGTTATGAAGCATGCAAAGAAGATATCCAATTGTATTGGAAAAAGTTAAAGAAAGGGGGTATTTTAATGGGCGATGATTATACTTTAACTCCCGTTGAACCAATGGATTTCAATAATGGAAATTCTGAACCAATTATCTTTGGAGTTAATCAAGCGGTCAATGAGTTCGCTGATGAACATAAAAAAATCATTAGTTTACAATATACAGGTGATTGGCTGTATTCCTCTTCCTCTAAACCCTGCGACGATCTGTTGACGGAAATGCCAAATGGTTGCATACAAATGAGAAGCCAAATGATGTATTCGAGAAATTTCGTCATTCAAAAGTAACGCACAATTTACACTCTCAGCAAACATATGGATTTAGGCAGCCGCGAAACCGGGGAAAATAATTTATTTTTACTTTGAACTCACTTTCGATCAATGAAATTGCTTTCGGAATTGAAGGCATGCTCCATAGCAGCCAACGTGACCAAAATCCCGCTGACCTAATTCCATCTTTTCCCCAGCTCTCGGAATTACTTTCATTCACATGTAACATTAGATCGTGTATCTTTCTTGGATCAGTTTCTTTGAGAGTGGAAGTTTTGATTTTTCCTCCATGACGCTTAATGTAGGCTCGCATTCTCTCTGGAAATTTATGAATCGTATAATCGCTATAACCTTTTCCTCCGAAATCTGTATAAGTGCCGTCTTCGAAATACACCCGGAATTTTTTTGCCTTCAACGGACTTTTGATAAGAGTTAGAACCATATTGACTTATTAAGAGAAATTTTCGTAGAGGTTTTTCAAATCATGATTAAATTTAGGAATATTCATAAGAAAATGTGAAGATTTTAAGGATGAGCCTTCCAGTTGGATTGAGTTTTGTAAGGACAATCAACGGAAAATACGTTACAATAATCGATGAATACCAGTGCCGGAGATATCTTTGCTTTACATCTCTTAAAGTCGCAACTAAATGCATAGATTACCACGCAGAGTTTCGATCTAAACATGGGTATTGGCCAGAAATTGATTTGGGAAAACAGAAAAACGAAATAGAAGTTAAGGAATTCAAGAAGAGATCTCCAGAAAAGTTAAAAAAATACTTCGACATCGAATTTCATAATCAAAAGGACGCAGACGATGTTTGTTCCATTTACAACGCGCCCTACTTTATCTGTCACGATTTCCAATACAACGTGGGAGAGACAGATTTCCAATTGTTTCTATCGGCGCAGGCGATTGATTGTACTCCGCCTGATATGTATCAAGCAGTGTCTCAATTAAACAGATTACTTAATTTGTAAAACCAATCAATTTTTTATATCGGAAAAAAAAAAGAATGGAGTGCTTTCCATTCTTACCGTGCTTTAAATCAAAGCGCGTAGAATTGCCAGACTATTTTTCATCATTTCCTTGTGCATGCAACATCTGTGGAGCAGGATTTTCATCGATGCAGGCGTTGATTGAACATTCAGGTGGACACGATCTGAAAGAAATCAATAAATTCATATCATTCGGTCGAGGCACCGTTAAATGCATGAAATGCGATCGTTGTTTCGACAATGTGTACAAGATGGCCACGGAGCTAGAACACAATTGCATGAAAGATTCTATTTCAGTCATAATAAATGTTCCTTAATTTAAAGACTTTATCGTCATATAGTTTATCGTTGATTATGCTTTTGAAATCCCTTTTCCTATCAAGCATTTGTATAATAAAATGCATGGAAAACATACCGCATTCGGTGTTTTTGAACTGATGCCTCCTATCATTGATGTATAAGTCAAAATCTTTCTTTGTAACCTTGCTCATCTGCTTTTTTACTTCCTCGTATAATTTGTAAACATACGTCGAGGGTTTTTCGGCATTGGAGTCATAGTAAAAGAATCCAAACTTTTTTGGATATTTCACAGATATTCCGATGTATACTGCAACCCAATGAGCCCCCGATGACCAATGCGGATCAGTATTAAACACTATGCCTAGTTGGTATTTCCCTTTGTTTATCATATCTGATATATTCAAATTACATAACTCTTCAGACACACAGACGTTCATGAATATCTTATCATCATAGTTGTTCGGGAAAACTCCAACGAATTTAAATGTCTTGAATTTCTTCTCATATTGTTTCATGACATGATTTATATCAAAATTAGTTAACCAAGTCCTTGGATTTAATTTCCATTCTTCTGGTTTGCTAGGTCTGAATCGTTCAAGCAAAGAGTTATCACCATTCGCCCAACACTTTTCATCATCGCAGGAATACTTCATTTTATCACGAATAGATTTCCATAATTCTTCCTTCTTTCGTGAAATTATTATTTTATCATTCTTATTTTTACTATTATATTTCCTTGCAATGGATTTTAATTGAGAATGTGTAAAACAAGTTAAATTGTCCTCAACACCTGGCGAGCACTGATGATTTGTCATTAATCATCTGGTAGATTTTTTTCAAGCTATAGATTTTTTGATATTCAAATTAAGACAAAATCAATTTAAAAACAAATCAATATGACATTTCATATTTACAACAAATGACCTCAAAGCACGCAATCGGTATTGATCTCGGCACTACATTCTCCTGTGTAGGAGTTTGGCAAAATGGTCGAGTAGAAATCATAGCGAATGATCAAGGAAACCGAACTACCCCATCCTATGTTGCTTTCACCGATGAGGAACGTCTTGTTGGTGACGCTGCCAAAAACCAAGCATCTATGAATCCGAAGAACACAATCTTCGATGCCAAACGACTGATTGGTCGATCATTTTCTGACAGACATGTCCAGAACGACACGAAATTGTGGCCTTTTGAAGTTTGCAAAGATCAATCTGATAAGCCAAAAATTAATCTTGAATATAAAGGCGATAAAAAATCATACTTCCCGGAAGAGATTTCGTCTATGGTCCTGACCAAGATGAAAGAAATTGCGGAAACTTACCTTGGCACCAAGGTTACAGATGCGGTAATTACCGTACCTGCCTACTTCGGCGACGCTCAACGCCAGGCCACGAAAGATGCTGGCGTGATTGCCGGTTTGAATGTGCTGAGAATAATAAATGAGCCTACAGCAGCTGCGATTGCATATGGCCTCGACAATGCAAAAGATAAAGAGAAGAATGTTCTGATCTTTGATAAAGGAGGCGGAACGTTCGACTGCACTATCCTCAGCATTGAAGACGGTGTATTTGAAGTTAAAGCGACTGGCGGAGATTCTCATCTCGGGGGAGAAGATATCGATAATCGTCTTGTTGAACACTTTGCACAGGAGTTCAAACGTAAAAACAAAAAAGATCCCACCGGGAACAAAAGATCTATGCGTAGACTTCAAACTGCTTGTGAGAAAGCGAAACGGAATTTATCCTCTGGCAATCAAACTCAGATCGAATTAGAATCGTTTTACGAAGGGATCGACTTCACGGCATCGATCACTCGAGCTCGATTTGAAGAACTTTGTAGCGATCTATTCAGACGCACACTCGATACTGTCGAACAAGTATTGGTAGATTCTAAGCTTGCCAAAGGCGAAATCGATGAAATCATCCTTGTTGGTGGCTCAACTCGCATTCCCAAGATCCAAAAAATGCTTTCAGACTTCTTCAATGGAAAAGAATTATGCAAATCGCTAAATCCAGATGAAGCTGTCGCGTATGGAGCAGCAGTTCAAGCCGCGATATTGTCTGGATCCAAAGATGAAACTATCCAAGATATGCTTCTATTGGACGTCACTCCTCTCTCAATGGGTCTTGAGACTGCCGGAGGCATCATGACAAATCTAATCGAGAGGAACACCACGATTCCAACTAAGAAAACCCAAGTGTTCTCTACATACTCTGATAACCAGCCAGCTGTCACAATTCAAGTCTTCGAAGGAGAGCGTAAATTCACAAAGGACAACAGACTCCTAGGACAATTCGAATTATCTGGTATACCGCCTGCTCCACGTGGCGTGCCACAAATTGAAATAGCTTTTGATATTGACGCAAACGGAATTCTTAATGTATCGGCTGTGGACAAAGGCACAGGTAAGCAACAATCCATTACCATTACTAACGATTCAAAGATGAGCAAAGAGCAAATCGAAGACATGCTGAAGGAAGCTGAAAAATACAAAGCCGATGATGAGGCTAACAAGGCTCGCGTAGACGCTCGTAATGAGTTAGAATCATATGCATACACCACCAAAAACATGTGCAGCGAGATGCAAGACCAAGATAAAAAACAAGCTATACTCGAAAAACTTGACGATAAGATCAAATGGCTGGATGAAAATCAGACCGCCTCCACCGAAGAATATGTCTCCGTACTTGAAGAGTTAAAGGCCGAGGTCGCTCCTTTGCTTCAATCACAAGTTGATCCGGCAAATATGTCCGGAACAGATAACGCTTCAGTCCCAGAGGACGATGATAACCGCGGACCAACTATCGAAGAGGTCGACTGATATTTAACAATTGATTCTGAAGTTTTAATTTGAAAATTTTTGTTTTTTTTAATTTCAACTATCTTGCGCATACCCCATACTTCTGATGAGATCTTCCATATTGCTGTAGTTTCGACTACTGGCATACACAGGCTCAGTCCTTCTTTCACTTTGCCTCAACCAATACCCATTCGCCGCACTCACCGCTGGAGCGACGTCAGCGATTTCCGATTTAGTAACAGATTTTATGTCCAATATTTTGTAGAGTTCTTTCAAATCATCGCATATCTTCATGTATACACATTCAGGTATTTTATCTGATATGCTGTCGATTTTCGCGATTAGACTGTGGAATAATTCTTCTCCCATTATTATACTTATATTATCCAGATGTTGAAAACCCCTGATATAAATGATGATTTCAAAAATTTCGGACGCAAGGTGCAAAGCACCGCATGCTGATCACAGCTTCACTACTGCGCGCAGACTCTCTGGGATCGGTCCCGACAGCTGGTTGTCATGGAGAGACACCTCTTTAAGCGAAGTCAGCCCCTCGAAAAGCTTCTCTGGGATCGGCCCCGTCAGCTGGTTGTTATATAGATGCACCGTATGAAGCGAAGTCAGCCCCTGGAAGAGCTTCTCCGGGATCGGCCCCGACAGCTGGTTGTTATGGAGAAACACCTCCCGAAGCGAAGTCAGGCCCTCGAAGAGCTTCTCTGGGATCGGCCCCGACAGCTGGTTGTGATCGAGATACAACGTATCAAGCGAAGTCAGCCCCTGGAAGAGCTTCTCCGGGATCGGCCCCGACAGCTGGTTGCCAAATAGAGACACCATACCTAGCGAAGTTAGCCCCTCGAATAGTTTCTCCGGGATCGGCCCCGACAGCTGGTTGTCATGTAGATGCACCTCCCGAAGCGAAGTCAGGCCCTCGAAGAGCTTCTCTGGGATCGGCCCCGACAGCTGGTTGTGATCGAGATACAACGTATCAAGCGAAGTCAGCCCCTGGAAGAGCTTCTCCGGGATCGGCCCCGACAGCTGGTTGCCAAATAGAGACACCATACCTAGCGAAGTTAGCCCCTCGAATAGTTTCTCCGGGATCGGCCCCGACAGCTGGTTGTTATTGAGCCACAACGTATCAAGCGAAGTCAGCCCCTGGAAGAGCTTCTCCGGGATCGGCCCCGACAGCTGGTTGTCAAATAGAGCCACCTCCCGAAGCGAAGTCAGGCCCTCGAAGAGCTTCTCTGGGATCGGCCCCGACAGCTGGTTGTGATCGAGATTCACCGCACGAAGCGAAGTCAGGCCCTCGAGACGCGGTAGTGGACCGCTCAACCTTTCTTCTGAAATTTCGCCTATATGGTTTTGGAACAACTCAGTCACTCGCCCGCCCAACCAAGTGACTCCCCAATCATTAGGATCGTCTTCTCCCCACATATCGCGCAGTTCTGGGCACGACTCGCGCCATTCGCGCAGCACATCCAAGTCCGGTAAGTAATATTCCATCGGCGGAGCGTGCCGACGAGCTGGGCCGGGTTGGGGATGCGCGGGAGGAAGCATCTCACGCGTCTCCCAACCGTCTGGCGTACGATCAGGGTTTTCGCGCAACCATGTCTCAACGAGTCTGCGAGAATTAATGTTGGTGCACATGTCAAATGAGGCCAACGGAACGTTTGTTTCCGGACATGTTCGCTTCCCCCTCCTAAACCACTCTTCGATGGCCGCCCTCTCGAACGTGTGACCAGTGGCGCACAACACAACCGGGTCGCGAAACATCACGCGCTTGATCGGGCAAAGAAGATCATGCGGCTCCTCCTGTAACCTCCGTCTCTGCGCGGCGGGCTCTCCGTCATCCTCGTCCGCTGTAAGGTCGATGTCGGGTACCATCCCGTGCGCGCCAGAAGTGACAACCCTAGAAAGTTTTCTAAAAAAAGTTTTTCAAAAATTTCAAAAATTTAATTACGACGCCGGCACATCTCGCCGGCACATCTCGCCGGCACGAATCGGACGCGATCGCACACATAAACGATGGTGACGGGGAACGACGTTGCAAATTATTCCAATTCAAAAGACGTATACACTTACAGCTCCTGTTCTCATACTACTTCAGAGTCTCGTAACGCCCAGGCTTTACTTGATTTGAGATCCGGAAAAAAAACGAGCATCTCCCCCCCGAAGAAGGACGAAGGACAAAGCCGAAAGCCCGAACCTGTTAAAATTCAATATCAATCTGTCATTCAACCTGACGGCTCTTTTCGCAAGATACGCATTTACAAGACCGACAACCAAAGCAAGAAAAAGCAAAAGCTCGCTGGATCTTCCAAACCAATCAAGAAACGTGAGAAGGAACTCACGAAACAAAAGGGAAAACGTCGACTCACAGAGATGAAGGACCCCAACGTTCAGAAGCCTGATCATAACAAGAAACTTTTCAGGAGGAGTACACGGGAACGCCGGCAATGTCTTGATCGATATGCTCACCTATATTTACGGGTCGATTTTTGACATCATTAAATCAAGAACGATGTCCAAAGGTGGTGCACGCGATGGACACGGGCGCGTTAGAAATTTATTTTTTTGAATATCAAAAATCTCAAACCCTAGAGTGCACAAAAAAAATGTGCCGGCGCACAACCGAAAGCGCGACGGCGCGAAACACAAGTTTTACACGACTCTGAAATGAGGGTATTCGACTGGTTCACGAGTAAGACCACGGAAAACATCGACGATTCTACAGAAAATGACCGAAGATCGGTTGAAGTTACCACCTCATCACCGCCATCGCCGCCATCAACACAAGAAGTTTCAAAAGTGACGAAACTTTTCAACGAAACGGTGCTGCGTAAAACGGATTCCCTGAAGAAGGCCAAACTTAAATTTGAAGAGCATAACAAAGTCCAAGCGTCCTTGAAAAGGAAACTGGATGAGGTAGAACGCCGTAAGAAAGAAGCAGAGTTAGATTTTCAAGAAGAAAAGGATGTTCAGAACTGTATCGCCTCAAAGAAGATACAGAATGAACAGGAAAGAGATGAAATAAGTGAAGCGCAAAATGTCAACCGCAACAATCTAAAAATGAAACAAAACTCTCTTGATAAATTCATTGATGAGTTAAAGAAAGTACACGACGAGTTGAAAGAGGCTGAAATCAAGAAAGAAACTTTGCAGAAACAAATTGATGCAGAACAGAAAGATCATAATATGCTTACTTCGGCCATGAGCGCATATAATGCTGAAGCAGTTGACGCGTCGGTTGAGGCGCCAGTCGAAGCTGCAGTTGCGGTGGTTGACTACTCCCCCGTGGATAATGCTGAAGCAGTTGACGCGTCGGTTGAGGCGCCAGTCGAAGCTGCAGTTGCGGTGGTTGACTACTCCCCCGTGGATAATGCTGAAGCAGTTGACGCGTCGGTTGAGGCGCGTAACAAAAGAAAAACGCCATACGATTCAAAGTCCAAAATGCAAGAGAATAGACGGGATCCAGAATACAGATTCAACGAGAAGCATCGAAGCATTATACGTAAGATTCAAAGTGACGAGAAGTATCGACCTCACCATTCAACTTTGACGAAATATCGTATAACTTGCGAAGAAATAAATAAAATTCGTAAACATCGAAACTGGGAAACATATGATATTTACATACCACCGGCGTAATAATACAAACCGAAATGAGAAAACAAAATGATGATGGAGATGAGATAAGACAGAAATCAATTTAAGAATATCTCTTTTACTGTTTTATCATTTGGAATGGGACGATATACATTTTTTGACGACTTCTTCAAAACGGATATCATGAATCATGTAGAAGTTTTGAAGGAGATGATGAAATTGGGTGGAGAGGACGACCGCTTATTGGTGCCTGTATTGGTGAATCTCGCGAAACAAAATCACATTCTACCCAAGCTACCAATTATCCCTTTCTATGATAATCACCAAAATTTTCAAAAAAACATTGTGAGAATGGTCGAGGTTCATAGGCTTATGCAAAATCTTCGCGGACATAATTTTAATATTTACGAATGCTGCTTTCTCGACATAGAGAGAGCCAGTCTCAAAATAACTAGTTTGTTTTCGATGATCACACAAATCATGATATTTTTGGTACTCGTAAACTACAATTTTTATCACATTGCTGTAAGATCAGAATGGACAGACGATTCATTGGTATTCATGATTACAATTGCAACGACATTTTTTTTCGGTAAACTGGCTTTCCAGCAGTACAAAGGAGCTATGGATTTCAATAATGTATTCGAGAAGGTTGGGTGTGGGTCTAAGCAACATAAAATTGCACTCCGTGTTAACATTTTTATTAACGGATTTATTGGCTTCTGCGTTACATTTTTTAATTTTTTCTTTTTGATTGTCTCCTCTGATCCAAACGAAGCCATTTTAAATAGTTTGGCACTATATTTTATCATAGAACTCGACGATACCCTGAAACCGGATTGGGATGAGATTAGGGTAGATGATGAAATTGGTATCAATATACATGACTACATCATGGCGGGAAATGAAGATGTATGCGTCGAGGTTATTTCTGGGTACTTTGACGTGCAATCACTTATTCAAAGCGAAGACAAGGTTTATATCCAACGTCAAGCAGATATGATAAATGTATTTTGGAGAAGAGATTCATCTTATTACGAAAGAATTACATTCAAAGTATCTGGGAGTTGTTCTTCAGCATTTCTTTCAGATATCGATCAATTTTATTGCATGACAAAATACAAGGATATTCATGATTGAATTTTCAGAAAAAAAAGAGAGTTAGAGAGATGATATCATATAGTGGACAGACCACATGTTCACACCTTTGTGCAATCCAATTATTGCCCTTTCAACGCCAACTGTAGAGTGCCGAACTGTAAAAATAATTCATTATTCAAAGACACTTGATGCACCACCTATTACGATATCGGCGAAAAACTTTTTCATAAAATTCAGTGCTGAAGATCGGCAATTATCATTATCAAACCACCGATGGTCGTCAAAGCAGAAATAAAGGGATAGAAATTTTCACCAAAGGGAGGGTAGAAATACAATAACGTTGCGACGATCGTGTATGCCATTAGTGCACATGTTGTATTAACAATCAAATCATATTTTTTAAAACTTATTCCATAATTTATCGCGAAAGGACCCGCTATTTCAATGAATATAGCCAACATCACTAAGAATTTAAGAATTGGCTTCGAAAGAGACAAATTTAGCTTATTGAAATGTTTTGATATATCTATGACCGTCCTATCGAAATTCATAGCCTTATCAACACCCGCCAGCACAAACATTATCAGCATGATATTGATTGCGAAAACTTCCAAATCAGCGAGAACAGTCTTCATTGATTTTTAGTAACATTTTTATTCAAAAGCTGGGTCTGATGATATTGCGCGTGCGCGGCCGTGAAAAGGACTTATACATAAATTCAATTATGATATTCAAAATGGAAGTCATCTACAAGCTCACATGCCCACTGGGAAAGATTTATATTGGTCGAAGCGTGAATTTCCAAAAAAGGTTGAAAGGCCACGCTCGGAAAACTTCGAATTGTCGAAAGATTCGCGACGCAATTCAACTTCATGGCATTGATAACTTCGAAAAAGATATACTGTGGGAAGGCCAAACAGATGAGGCTGCGAAAATTGAAACGTACTACATTGCTCATTTTGATTGCGTTCATCCTAGCGGTTACAACTTAAACTCGGGCGGAGGTAGAGGAGGTCATGTTTCAGAGGAAACAAAATCGGAGTTGTCTAGAGTAGCCATGGCACGTTCAATCAAGGAACGTGGGGTGATAGGTAGCATAAGGGAAGCCCAATCAGGTAAAAAATCCGTTTGGAGATTTGAAGCGAGCTTTTATAACCAAAGATGCAGAAAAAGCTTTCAAACCAGAGAAGCCGCCGAGAAATTCCAATACGAATTCTCCAAGGACCCCCAAAACATAATAGATGAGGTAATCAAACCGCGAAAAAAAAAATCACC